CTTTTGCAACACGTCTTTAACAGAATAATGCTTATCAGCACCCATGCGCTGCAAGGGTTTTTCAATTAGTTTTTCTAGCTGGTCTTGGTAATAAATGATTTGATCAGGCATTAAGCCCGATACGACTGTATCAGTCATTAGTAGTACCCCTAATAATACCCCCAGCCAGCGGCTAGTAAAGAAGCTAATTATCGACTAGGATTAGATCAAACCCGGCTGAAATAATTGTATTATTACTTGATGAGTTAGCTTGTATTTTTATGATTGCGGGTCCAGGTATTTTGTAATATGGGGTGAACAGGTGGCTCATATGATTAGAACCCTCTGTTGTTATTCCATTAGTATTCTTTGTCAGAAATTGCGTTACTTCACTATCAGGCCCCGGATTAACCAACAATGTACAGGCTGCCGATAAGCTAGCGGCGGCCTTAATAGCTGAGACATAATATTGGGCCATATAAGCGGTTTGCGTAGATGGAACACCATATATAGCCATTAACGTTTGCCCGACCCCTGCGCCTATCTGAGCGGTTACGGTTCCATCTGTGTCGGCTGTTGCTGTGATTACGCCTACATTTACATTAGTCGCGCCTTTTGTAAGCACCTTTATTCTGTGGATTATCACATACTGATTTACAGTTGGGACGTTAGTAGTACCGTTTAAAGTGATATCTTCGCTAACCTCAGCCGTGACCCAGCTTGTTAAACCATATACCCGTACCGTGTTGGCACCCACCCCAGCCGGGGAACCATCATCGCTGGCACTGGTTGATACTATCTGGTGTGTTCTTGCTTGAGTAGGCGCAACCCATATATCAACATTATCGGTAGAGTTTGCGCCATCGTGTATATCGGTATCGGTATCTCTGTCTACATTAGTAGATTTTCCAAACTTATTAACCGCCGAATGGCCTGAAATATTACCCTTTGCCACATCTAATAAAAAGCTACCACCGCTCATGCTTATCCACCTATCGCTTAATCGAACATATAGCCCTTCGCCGCTTCCTGGGTTCCAGTCTGAACCGTCTGCATACCGAACCATCCCTTCGTGTAATTTAGGGGGCTCCGCATGAAGCTCTTCATGATCATGTACCTGCGAAAATGCTGTAGATATTCTGCGTAATTCCCTTTCTAAATATTCTGGAATATCTTTAGGATCAACAGGAGGTGATTCAGGAACATAAATCATCTTTTGCCAGCTTTTCTAAAATCAACCTCATAGGAGCTTAAAGACCAACTACGGTTTGCGGTAGATTCAAATCTAATCGAATGTAAGTTACCCGTAACCCTGCAATCAATCTTTCTTTGGGTTGAAGGATCAAAAGAATACGGCCCTTCCCATGTAACAGTGTCATTAATGCGCTGTTGAGAGCCCACATAGATATCTACCGCGCCGCCCTCTATGTCTGGGTAAATAGCGTTGATAGTGTGAAAGTCCGAAGATTCTCCAATATCTAGGCTTGTCCTCTCACACATACAATAAGCATTTACTTCATCAAATTGATTGCCATCTTCAAACTGGTATAGTTTTGTTTCGGTTGTAACCCCAACCAATGATTTAACAACAGGGGAATATGATCTACTTCCCCACACCCCAGGCCAATCTTCCCATGAGGCATACGGGAGTGTGTCCCACGTTCCTACGCCGGAAGTAATAATCCCTGGAGATATAAACGTCGTCCCTGTGGGCAGGTCTCTATAGAACCAAGTTTTATCTATATAATTCCATATCAAGGCTTTGTTGGGGTGTGTTGCCCCATTATTGGGATAGCAAATCCATATTTCTGCTTTACCCTCAAATAACACCACGTATGTATTTAGATAATTATCCGCGTCTATTGATTCAAAAAGAAAGTCTTTGTTTTGTTTGTCAATTACAGAATGACCATTCTGCCCATCATGGATATAAACATCGCCATTACCTACAACAAAATGGCCCCCAATAAACTCAACCATGCAGTCTTGTGCTAAAGCACCAATCAATCCGGATATTCTATAAAACCTATGGACGTTTTGACCGCCGGTATATTGACAACCATAAACCGAGTCTTCTTTATAAATAATAAAAGCATCTTTTAATGGTTTAGCATCTACCAAACCACCTAATGTGTCACCTAGCGTTGTTTCTCCGGCATCGTTAGTGGTACTGGTTTCGTCCCAGTCTCCAGGCAATCCACCAGACCCCGCCGCACTCCATTTAACCATGTACTGATATCTAGTAGCTGTTTTGGTTACATCAAAAGCAAAAAGATAATCTTTGTATGACCTAATTACTTTAGCCGTCCAGTCTGTGTCCCATCCAGTAATTATGTTTAAATCAGTGGCGGGGGCTACCGGATTCCACATTTGCGGGTGATCTACACCGTTATTTAAAATTGGTATCCCGTTTATTAAACATCCATTCCATCTGTTTGTTGCTGAGCCTGTGTAATCTCCGCTTGCTCTAGTAATGTCTACATGGGCCGTACCGTTCCACTCGTAAACTTTATCTAACCCAGCGTATATCCAATAGTAATCTGTCGCGTCTGCGACAGGTAGAAGGTAATAGGGAACTATTGATGGTGTCTCGAAGTCGCCATATCCAGCGAATGTTCCTATTTGCCCATTCTCGCAACGTATGTTTGAAACGCTACTCCACACATTAGCTGGTAGTTGGGTTGGGGTAATGTCCTTATTTAATCCTACACCCCCTAAGTTACCGACCACCAAAAACATCAATCCACTCTCCAAAACTCAACCCGCGCATATACCTCAACCTCCCCAAAATCTGCCGCTATTCCAAAGCCATCATTAGCGTGTGTACTATTACAGTGGTGTTGTAATTCTAAATTTTGTGATGCGGCAACCGTGATTAATCCTGCTATTGTTGAGCGAGATGTTGACCCAACCGCTGCTGGAGCATCTTCCGATGACCCAACTAACAAAGTAGTATTAGATGTTGTATTCCTTAATCTAGTCTGGTGCCTGCTTACCTGTAATGCAGGTGCCGACCCACTTACTATATAAGTTCCTGCTTCTAGTGTTATTACGCTAGAACTAACTGTTCCATAGCTGTTTTCGTCGCTCTGTTCTGCTAAAGTTCGCTTTTGCCAAATATCTTTAACAAACCCACCACCATGCGTTCCAGCAGCTTTTTGATCTTCGTACAACAAATAACCCTGTACTATATTTTTTACGAAAGCGGTAGTTGCTGGCTTGGTTGAATCATCCCCCACCGCCTGAGTCGTAGCCGTAACACCATCAGCTAGCACACTAGATGCGTTTAATGAGGTGGCCGTCAAATCTGTTACGGTCATTGCATTGATAGTCGCTAGGTCTTTGCTTGCATCCACCACCAATGCTTTGGAAGCTGTAACCGTTCCTGCTGTAACGCCATCTAGGACATTAATTTCATCCTTGTCAGCAGTCACACCATCTAAAATATTCAGCTCTGCGGTTGTTGAGGTAACGCCATCAAGTAGGTTTAACTCTGTTTGTGTTGAAGTAACCGCCCCCGTTATTGCAGGGAAAGACTGTTTAACAGCTTTTTTTATATTTCTTAGGTGGTTGTCGCCGCCTAATGGTGGGTCTTCAGATAGGGGCCAATCTATATTTAAGTCGTCTATATAATCGGGTGTTTCTATGCCCATAACTCACCCCAAAACCATTTAACTTTATTCATAATGTCCTCTTAATTCCAAACCGTTTCGGTTTTCTGTAATTCATTAGCGGGTTTGTTTGGTCGTTAATAACTATTAATACGCTGATGTTGGTGGCGTGAAATCAGTAGTCCACCGGGCTATCCCTTTTGATATCCTGAACTCATCTATCCAACTATTTATATACCCGCTAGATTGATTCTCTGAACCTATGATCCATTGAACACTACCAGACAGATCATTACTTATTTGGCCTGACGCCTTAGATACCCCGTCTACATATATATCAAAATCGGAAGCCCCCGTTCCTTGCCTAACTACCGCTATATGCGTCCAAGTGTCAGTTGCCAACCCAGCACCGGAGGTCTGGACTGTTTGCGTACCGCCAGAAAGACCCCGAAATACTACCTCATGGCCTACCGACTCTTTATAGAATTGTATGACCCCGCTCCTGAAAGAGAGAAATTGCTCTCCTGACAAGGAGTTGAATCTAACCCAAAAATCTATAGTGAAATCACCAGTGCCTAGATCCCAATCGGCACTATCAGGGATAGTCAAATCATCTCCAGACCCATCAAACAAACCACTCGCCGTACCGAATTTCTTTTGAGCGGTGTCTAATTGTGCATTCCCATTTGCTGTTACTGTATGCCCAGTTACTCCGCTATCAGTAAAGGTAGTAGAAGCATCAGCGCCATCACAATGCAATAATAGCTTTGTGTAAGCATCCGGTCCAGATGAGAATTTATAAGGGTCAATAATAAGCATACGATTTCCTAACGCTGAAAGAAGTTGCTTCACTCACTGCTTCCCTCTGGAAACAAATCAAGGTCAGGGTCAGCTTCATCTAGCTCTATCTCTGCAAGAATCTCGTCTAATCGGTCCCGGTTTCTCCAAAGCATTATTGCATCACCCACATATTCATCAGACATAGTCTGCACTTTAGGAGGAAAGTCTTCAGCATTAACAATATACCTAATAATCGCGCCGACCATAAGCCGCGTACTTACCGCCTCCCTAGCTAAATCAACAATACTGGTAAACCTCTTCGCTTCTTCGTTCTTCGCTGCCGCTTTTCGTTCTTCCTTTGGCCTTTTGACGGTGTTCCATGTAGTTATCAGCGCATTATTAGGAACGTCTACAACTTCTGTTCCGTCTAAAGTATAAAGCCTTGAATCATACTGGGGTCTTTCTGATACATTTTGCAGCAAGTGAATAAAATTAGGGTCTTGCCCTTCAATTGGGCCACCATCTTCTCTAGGCCATTTCTTGTTCCTGCCTACTATCTCAAAAGTTTCGGTGTTATAAACCGCCCATAAAGTGTTTTCTACATCTACTGGATATGTAATTGCCATTATGTCATGTTCCCTTTTAAGTAAACTTTAAGCCCTGCCCCAGCAGTGCCGGAGCCTACCTGATCAATATCTATGGTTATTTCTGCGTCATCTGCTAGAGATGAATCTGATATAACCGCTGGCGTTGCGGCGGTTGTTGAGGTTTTCTCTGATGCGTCTATGGTTAGCTTTGTAGAAAGAATTGATGTGCCGCTTTCATTAATATCCACAATTATTGTGGACCCCGTAGGTGCGGTTGAAACACTACAGCGCACCTCTGTTACTGTGAATGCAAAAGGCATTCTGTAAGTTAATTTAGCGGTGCCTGTTGTTAGGTCTGTAGTTTCATCAGAAGCAGCGCCTATAATAGGAAGAGTTACTTTTACGCCGGTGTGGTCTATAACCTGCGCTGTGCCTGAACCAGTGAATTCGATCAATTTATTAGCAGCACTTGTTAAGCCTGCTATTGCCGCAAGTTCAGCATCATAAGCTTGTACGTCCGTACCTATTTCCAAGCTATAATCGGTTTTAAATTCTGCTTCCGTTCTACCCTCTAATCCATTAGCTGTGAACCTTGCATATTCAGCACTATTAGGCGTCCCATCTACCTCTAATAGATTGTCGTCTGCAATACCTATAGTTTGCTGTGCAAGAACATCAGTACCGACTTCCAAACTCAGGTCCGCTTTTACTTCCGCGTAACTCCTGCCTTCTATAGTGTCGGCATCTGTAAACCTTGCGAAATCATTAGCAACTGGCGTGCCAGATGTATCAACGCCACCACCGCTTGCTGATTCGTATTCAAGATTTCCACTAGTGGAGTTATAAGCTAATACCTTTCCATCTGCCTTGTCGGTATCGTCTACTGTTACGCCTTTTATCTGGTCAGCATCAACATCACCATAAACATGGTCGTTTACATCATTAAGCCAATCTGCCTCTATAATTGTCGATTGATCTGTGAAAGTAGTATCAGCCATTGCATTTTGCCCGCGTTTGTTTTGTCCAGGTTGTAGAAACGTCAGTTTTCTTTACCCATAAGCTACAGACACCAGCAACCGCCTTGCCTGCAATAGCGACACCAGCAACCGCCCTATTTTCTCTTGTGAGTTGCCCTGTATGTTCAGCCATTTATAATATTCCACCCTCTATTCCAGTTACCATTAAGCAAATAAACATCAGTTCCCAAAATCGCATCATCTTGAGAGCGTTCATCTAATTCATTTAACTGCGTCATTACTTCATCAAATAATATTTTCCAGCCCGGAACACGCTCATCATTTTTAATAAACGCTTCTGCTTCCATTAAAGAGCCATAAAGATAAGCATCTTCATAATTAGTCAATAACCAGTTGGTGGTGTCTGTGGCAATGTCCCACTTCTTTAGATAATACATCCTCATTGTATGAGCATCAGATACTTCACAATTAAACTCTATTTGGTCTCTAAGGGTATAATATTTAGGTGTAGCAGTTTCAGTCTTGTAATATTTTGTTAGCATTACAGGAGAGACAAAACGCGGGGTTTCGTATGCGTCATCGTCTGAGCTGGACGGCTTAATAATAAGGTTCAACATTTCAACAAAACCATCCGGTAGCTCAACAAACCTAGACCCGTTAGTATATGGACCCGTAGATATTTGATTTTGTTCTCTCAGCCTTAATTTTCTATTTAGCTTATTCTCACATCTAGCAATAAAACCCGGAACGTCAGACGATAAATCAGCTCTATCCAGGTAGTTTGCCACTAAAGTTTGTAGTTCAGTATAATTCATGCGGCTTTGCTCTTTATATACCCTAATCGTTTAAGAATTGAGCCATACTTCTTTTCTATTAAATGCAGATGTCTTGGAGTTAGGCTTTCCCTATTTGAACTCCCACCCTTCCCAAAGAATCCATTATCTGATTTTGGTGAAGCCTCAACAAAACCGCTATCTTTCTCTTGTTTTTGTAGTTTAGAAAGCTCCACCAGCTTGACAGCGGCCTTAACTCTATCCGGGTCTACTTCCACCCCTGAATGCTCCAATATCTTCGTAAAGATGCTTACAGGGTCCGAAAGCATGTCTTCATATCTTACGAATAAAACCTTGTGTGCGTCTGCGTTTAGATATGATTTTGTATGCGCGCCCCAATCACCAAGAAAATCACACATGGTTGTATCAGTCTTATTCAACATGCGGTATTTCTCTTGCATCCACTCAAGGCCGGTATCTAAATCAACACCCATATGCCTGGAAAAAGAAGGAAGTACGTCTCGTGGATCACGAACTATGAAAATAGTCGATTTTGTGAGTAATTCCGGCAACATCTCAATGCCATTAACCAGCATGTTCGGGGAATGGGTTTTAACAAACAATGGAACCGGCCTATCTTCCCCCGACTGTTTGACTAATCGCAATAGGGCCATTGGTCTTGTGAGTTGCTGTAGTTCTATAGGTAAATCTTGAGCTTTTGATCCATCACCAACTTGAAACCATTTTGCATTGTTGTCTGAAACGGTTGAAAGCAACTCGTTAATATCAACCTCTCCCATAAAATACGCATCGAGAAAGCATCTTACCCATGTATTCCCTGATTTTGGATAACTGGCCAGCCATACAATTTGTTTATAATCCATATTTATTGCTCGTTCATAGAATTAAGGGGCATTGCTGCCCCCTCCTTTTAAGAAGCCTTAGTTATGGTAATACCACCGTCTGCGTTAGCTTGGCCTTTGATATACCAAGAAGTACCATCACTGATCATTTCGACATAATCACCAACTACAGCAACACCGTCAGCAAAAGTGATAGTATCACCGTCTGCATCATATGGACCGTCATCATTTGTGTCTACTTCAAGCTCATTAATGCCGCCAATCAGGATGTTAGCTGAACCGCTAGTAACAACTGTATAACTAGCACTCGCTGGGGCAGCTTTGACGATAAACTTGAAATAACAACCGGCTTGTGGTGTTGGTAATGTGGTTGCAAATTCTGTGGCTGCATTTAGAAATATTGTTTTCCCGCATTCAGAATAAAGCAATGTATTAGCGGCAGCAGAATCTTCATAATCACGAACAGTGGAAGCAATCTTGTTGTTCGTAATATTCTGCCAAAACCAACTTTCTACGCCTTGACGTGTCACATCTTCCTGAGTGCCAGCTAAAACCCCCACAGACACCAAAAGTACCAGCATAAATATAAGTTTTTTCATTTAAAATTCCTTAAAATAGCCCCTCCTGAGAGGGGCGTTAACTCTAGGTATGCCAAATCTTACAGGCCAAGTCAGGTCGAATCACTTTAAACCCGTAAAGAATATCTAAACGAGTATATAGGCGATCTTTGACACCATCATAGAAGTCATTCACCAATCGAATTGATATACCATCATGGTTCTGACGTGATGCTTTCTCGCCTGGAGGCAAGACTAGATCAGCCGTACCCATTGCATAAGCACCCTTCTGGAAAGCTAGACTCTGATGGAAAGTGGTCAAAGTATCAGCATTCAAGAATGTCAAAGCCGCATCATTAGCCGCAACCGCTGAACAGTTCTGATGTGGCCCTGCCGCAATAATAGCCGGGGTAATCACAATGCTGGTAGCAGTAGCTTGGCCACCAGAAACAACCGTAAATCGTTTCAGATCACCGCGTGTAGCCTTAGATTCAGGATGAACATCATAAACACCCGCAATAGTGAATACCTGACCATTAGTAATGGTCTTGGTTCCCTGATCAATTGCCAGCGTCATGGTGTTAGGATCGTTGCTAGTTGCGGTCAGTGTTTTACTCTGCGCTACATTTACATCATAAGCCGCATCACCAGCATCTTCAGCACCAGAGGTGTAATCAGGCAACAAGCTATTCTCATAAAAATTAAAGCCCTGTGACCTAGCAATCATACCCTCAAGGAACTGCTTTGAAATACTCTTAGAGTCTTGGAATAACCCTTTAAAAGCATCACCCAGATCAACAGCAAGTTGCGAATCAAGAAGGATAGTCCTTGCATCACTCGGGGTTATGAAGATTCTGCTGCCGCTAATACATTGCTTTATTCTGAATGCGGGAAAACAATATTTCTAAATGCAGCCACAGAATTTGCAACCACATTACCAAC